ATGACGTTTCTCCTCTCGCGTGGGGCGACACGATGGGCATGTCGCGGGCTTTGTTCCCCCATGAAAAATCGCACAGCCTCAAGTCGCAAGCTGAGCGCATGGGCGTAGGTATCAAAGGCGAAGAAGTGCTCAACGCGATAGGGCTGTACCACCAAGACTTCTCTGAGGCACAGTTGCTACGCTACGGCGAATACTGCCGGAATGACGTAGCGCTCACGCACAAACTCTTCAAGATGTACCTCGGCATGGGGTTCCCGAAAGTTGAGCTGAAACTGATCGACCTGACCCTGCGCATGTTTATTGAGCCAGTTCTTCGCCTCGACCGCACGTTGTTGGAGTCTCATCTGGCGGATGTGAAGAAACGTAAGCACGACCTGTTGGAAGATGTGCGTGACGTGGTGCTGGGTGACAACCCAGACGTAGACTTTGTGTACACGATCTTCAGCCAAGGCACAGAAGGTATCAAGAAACTGCTAATGTCGAACGATAAGTTCGCTGACGCACTGCGGTACCTTGGCGTTGAGCCGCCGATGAAAACAAGCCCGACTACCGGCAAGCAAGCCTATGCGTTTGCCAAGACAGATGAAGCGTTCCAAGCGCTTGCAGATCACCCGCTTGAGAGTGTGCAGGCCCTTGTGGCGGCCCGCCTTGGCAACAAGACTACGTTGGAAGAAACCCGCACGGAGCGGTTCATTGACATGGCCAGTCGAGGTTCGTTCCCTGTGCCCCTGCGTTATTACGGTGCGCACTCAGGGCGCTGGTCTGGACAAGACTCCATTAACCTGCAGAACCTGCCGTCTCGTGGTCCGAACGCAGGCAAGATCAAGCGCGCCATCCTAGCTCCTGAAGGGCATGTAGTCATTGACTGTGACTCGGCCCAGATCGAAGCCCGCACGCTGGCGTGGCTGGCTGGTCAACAAGATTTGGTTGAAGCGTTTGAGAGGAAAGAAGATGTCTATAAGCTCATGGCTTCAAAGATTTACGGCGTTCCCGTTGACCAGATCGACAAGCAGAAGCGACAAGTGGGAAAAACCGTTGTCCTCGGGTGTTTCGGGCCTCGTACCCCAGTATTGACTAAGCGCGGCTGGGTGCCTATACTACACGTACAGGATACGGATACGGTGTGGGATGGCGTGGATTGGGTTAGCCACGCCGGAGTTATCCACAAAGGAGAGAAAGACGTATGGACAGCACACGGGGTGAGCGCAACTTCGGACCACGAAATCCTGACGGAACGTGGGTGGGTGGAGTGGTACGAGGTAATCAAAAACCCTTCCCTTTGGCAGTCGGCGAAGTCCGTGGGGACCTCACTGTCCTTGAGTGGAAGTCCCATACAACGGCGGGGGGCAGAGCTCGCGGGTGGCAGCCTGTTTGCCGGTGCTCCTGCGGATGGGAAGGCGTTGTACTCCGCGAAAACATCCTCAAAGGCCGAAGCACTCGGTGCGATGCTTGCGCAAAAGTTGCGGCGCATACTAAACGATATTGGAAATATGAAGCGGCGTGCCCAGACGAATCGATACGCACGCGGCTCCTCAACCGCATTGCGTCCTGCGTGTCCCGGTGTCACAACCCAAACAATCGAGCGTACGAAAACTACGGGCGCCGTGGCATTTTTGTGCACGCCCCATGGAGAACCGACCGCGTTGCGTTCCTCACGTACCTCATCGGGCTCGACGGGCACGACCAACCACATTTGGAGTTGGATAGGATCGACGTGGATAGGGGGTATGAGCCGGGCAATCTGCGATTCGTTGGCCGCGCAGCCAACGTGGCAAACAGGCGGAGTGTCCGAACGCTTCAAGCGCGACTCAGTGCCCTTGAAGCAGAAAATGCAGACCTACGACATCGCCTACGCAGGGCCGAGGAACCGCTACATGGTGCTGACAAATGACGGGCCTATCATCGTGCACAACTGCGGGTATGGCGTTGGTCACGTCAAGCTTCAAGGGTTTCTCAAGACCCAAGCGGGGGTCGAGGTATCGCTGGATGAGGCCAAGCGCATCATCTCAACGTACAGGAGTGCTTCGTACCGCATCGCTGAGCTTTGGGAGAAGTCTGGCAAAGCACTCATCAACCTGATGCAAGGCTACGCTTCCGACATTGACGCAGTGGGCCTGATCAAAGCCGTGCCTGACAAGGGCATCACACTGCCCAACGGGCTGTTCATTCAGTACCCCAACTTGCGTAGTGTGACTAAGGAGGACGGGAAGTCGGAGCTGGTCTACACCTCGAAGGGCCTACCCGTACGGGTATACGGCGGGAAGGTTGTGGAGAACTTTACTCAGGCAGTAGCTCGCTGTGTTGTGGCCGAGCAAGCCCTGCGTATTGCCAAGCGGTACAAGGTAGTCTTGACGGTGCATGATAGTGTTGCTATAATTGCTCCCGAAGATGAAAAGGACGAAGCTATGGCGTACATCATTGAGTGCATGAGTTGGAACCCCAAGTGGGCCGTTGGCCTACCATTGTCATGCGAAGCTGGATGGGGCCAGAGCTATGGTGGTTGACATCGGAAGTCGCTTTGGGCATCTGGTAGTTACCGCACGCGCCGCGCGGGGGTGGGCCCAGTGGGTATGCACCTGCGATTGCGGCGCGGTCGTCACCCTGCGGGCTAATAAACTGCTGAGTGGGAACAACAAGTCTTGCGGGTGCCTGAAGCGCTCAGTTCTAGGCGACGCAACCCGCACTCACGGGCGGGCAAACAGTCGGGTCTCGGGGTACCGAGATCGCACGTACGGCATCTGGCAAGCAATGCGTGATCGCTGCAGCAACCCTAATCGCCATGATTGGTATCGCTACGGGGGCGCGGGCGTAACTGTAGCCCCGCAGTGGGCCTCGTTTGAGCAGTTTGTTGCCGACATGGGTGATGCCCCGGTGGGGCACACGCTTGACCGAATAGATGGGGCTAAAGGGTATGGGCCCGGTAACTGCCGATGGGCGACCCCAAAAGAGCAGGCGCTCAACTCTGCAAAGGCGTGTGTGTACACGGTAGATGGGGTTGCCGATTCTATCTCCGGGTGGGCGCGACGCTGGAACACTACACGGTGGCGCGCAGCTAAGCGCCTACGCGGGGCCGAGCCCTGTTAAACTGGGGGTCCAAACAAACCTCCGGTTCACTTCTATGCCGCTCGTACATTCCTATTCCGCTGTCAAAGACTTTGAAAATTGCCCCCGCAAGTACCATGAAACCCGGATACTGAAAAGTTTCAAGCAATCCGAAACTCAAGCCATGCTATACGGCACGGCGGTACACAAGGCATTTGAAGAGTTTGTGCTGAATAAGACGCCGCTGCCTGAGCAGTTCTCACAGTTTCAACGGTTTGTCGAGCCCCTTGCCGCCATGAAAGGCGACATTCGGTGCGAGGTCAAGATGGGTATCCGTGCGGACTTCACTCCGTGCGGGTTCTTCGATAAAGACGTCTGGTTCCGTGGCATCCCTGACTACGTGGCACTGGACTTTGATAAGGGCATCGCCCGCCTCGCGGACTACAAAACTGGCAAGAGTAGCCGCTACGCCGACACCGCACAGCTGGAATTGATGGCCGCCATGATTATGGCGCACCACCCACAGATCAACAAAGTCAAAGGCGCACTGCTATTTGTGGTGGCCAACGATGTTGTCAAAGCCGAGCATACGAGAGACAATCTAGCTCAGATATTCTCACGCTGGGTTGGGAAGGTCGCCCCTATCGAGGCAGCCATCGAGTCTGGTGTGTGGAACCCCCGCAATGGGCCGCTGTGCGGCTTCTGCCCTGTCCGAACCTGTGAATACCATAAAGGGTAATCATGCCACGCAAGATCAGAGACTACAAAGACGAGTACGAGAAGTATCAAGGAACGCCTGAGCAACTCAAAAAACAATCGGACCGCCACAAGGCGCGACGTGCGTACGAGAAAGCCAACGGCCCCCTGCCGGATAGTGTGGACGTCGACCACAAGAAACCATTGAGCAAAGGCGGCAGCGCCACAGACTTGAAAAACCTGCGTGCTGTGCCGAAGTCTAAAAACCGTTCATTTGCTCGCACCAAAACCGGCAAAATGAAGTAAACTGTCGACACTGTTAGTTTGCTAGCAGTGTCCATGTGAATGACCTCTCCGATTACCGCCAAATAGTTTTTACTGTTTGGCGGTCTTTTTGTCTATCTAATTTTCCAATGTTGTCCTATGCAAGTCATCCAGAACAAGGCGCTCATGTTCGTGACGAAGAAGCACGAACAGATCAACGCGCTCATCCCCAAAAGCAAAATCCTCGAAACACACGGCGAAAAAGCCCGGATGCTGGTGAACTGGGGGTTTGAGGAGTGGCGCATCCTCAAGAACATGGGCCTCAAAGATGTGCCCCATCCGATCTGGGGCCAGTATGACTGGCCCGGGGTCTATACCCCGTTTGACCACCAACGCACCACCGCTGCGTTTCTTGCGGCTCAACCCCGCTGTTACTGCCTGAACGAAGCTGGTACCGGCAAGACAAGCGCAGCTGCATGGGCGGCCGACTATCTGATGCGTGAGGGGCAAATCAAACGTGTGCTGGTTGTGTGCCCTGTGTCGATTATGGACACTGCGTGGCGCGCTGATCTGTTTCGTACCGTCATGCACCGTTCGGTTGGGATTGCGTCAGGCACTCGTACGCAACGCGAAGCTATCATCGACGGCGGGTACCAATTCGTAATCATCAACTTCGATGGAGTGAAAGTGGCGCATGAAGCCCTCAAGCGTGGCGGGTTCGACCTCATCATTGTGGACGAGGCGAACTACGTGAAGTCGGTGTCCACCGACCGCTGGAAAGCGCTGGCCAAACTGATTAACCCGAGCACGTGGGTGTGGGCCATGACCGGCACTCCGGCCGCGCAGTCCCCGCTTGATGCGTATGGGCTGGCAAAGCTCGTTACCCCCGCCGCCGTGCCCAGACTCTTTAGCCGATGGCGCGACATGGTGATGACCAAAGTCACGCAGTACAAGTACGTACCACGACCAGAGGCATCGAAGATGGTGTTTAACGTTCTGCAACCTGCGGTTCGCTTCACCAAAGAAGAATGTCTCGATCTGCCTGAATTGTTGTACACAACGCGGGACGTGGCGATGACCGACCAACAGACCAAGTATTACAAGAAGGTCAAGACCGAGATGCTGGCCATGGCCGCCGGAGCCGAGATCACGGCAGTGAACGCCGCAAGCCAGTTGAACAAGCTGCTCCAGATCGCGCAAGGCGCGGTCTATACGGACACTAGGGATGTTGTGGACTTCGACGTGGGCCCCCGGCTGGACGCGCTCAAGGACATTGTGGACAGCACCGAGCGCAAAGTGATCGTGTTTGTGCCCTACCGGCACGTGATGGAGCGTGTGCAGTCTGAGATGGTCAAGCACTTGGGCGACGCTAACGCGGTCGAGGTCATTCACGGCGGGGTGTCCGCTGGCGGGCGGGCCGATACGATCAAGCGGTTTCAAACGGAGGAGAACCCGAGGGTGCTCATCATCATTCCAGCGGCGGCAGCGCACGGTATCACGCTGACCAAAGCTGACCAAGTTGTATGGTGGGGGCCTGTCTCATCGACAGAAATCTACCTGCAAGCGAACGCCCGCGCACACCGTGCCGGGCAAACAAACAAGGTGACGGTAACGCACCTTCAAGGCAGCCCTGTGGAGCGGCGCATGTATAGCCTGCTGCAGAACAAGATCGACATGCACAACCTCGTGGTTGATCTTTTTAACGAAGAGCTTGCTTGACAAGCCTGCTTTACAGTGTACACTTACTAAAAACTGGAGAAAAACATGGACGCAGAGAAATTGGTCAAAACCTACATCACGATTCGCGACGCAAGAGACGCGGTCGCCAGAAAGCGCGACGAAGAAGTAGCCCAGCTGCAATCACAGCTGGACGAACTCGAAGCCGCATTGCTCGAGATCTGCAAAGAGACTGGGCAAGAAGGTGGTAAGACCTCCGCAGGGACATTCACCCGTAGCATCAAAACCCGTTACGAGACGACTGACTGGGACCACCTGTTCACCTTCATCAACAAACACCAAGCCCCAGAACTTCTGGAGAAGCGCATCCATCAGGGCAACATGAAACAGTTCCTTGAGGAGAACCCGGACAAGCTGCCTGAAGGGCTGAATGTTCGAAGCCGCTACTCCATCACAATTAGGAGAGCCAAATGAAGTGACCCGCCATTGCCGATCCATTCATTCATTTTTAATCAGAGGTTAACATGACAGTAACAATAGAAGAAAGCACCGCCCGCTGCTCCGCAGCGTTTGAAAACATGATGCGGGTCGCCAACGACCACGACCTGACTATCAAAGACTTGGCGGAAGTTGGGCTCAACATGATGTGTTGGGCGCTCGAGTCGAGTACGACCCCCGTTTCAACTGACGTCATCGTGGACGCCGTCAACGAGTGCCGCAAGACAGTCTCTGAATCTATGCAAGCTTCCCATCCCGTTCAATAAAGGAATCATCAATGAGCAATATCACTCTTTTCAAATCGGGCAACGTCGCCCTGCCTGACTACCTGCAAGGTGCAGACGAACTGACCAAATCGCTGGCCGGCAACGGCACCGGCGGCAAGCAAATCTCCATCAAGGGGGGCGTTTGGCGCATGATCGTAGGCGGTGAAGAAGTCGCCAAGAACGAAGACCGCGCCATGAACTTCGTCATCCTGTCCGCATCCAAGCACGTACATCGTACGTTCTACATGGGCAAGTTTGAAGAAGGCAAAGACACCTCTCCCACCTGCTGGTCGGATGACGGCAAAGTGCCTCACGCGGATGTCCCTGCCGCTCAGCGCCAGTGCGGTACATGCGAGAAGTGCCCCCAGAATATCGAGGGCTCCGGCGAAGGCAAGTCCCGCGCATGTCGTTTCAGCCGCCGTTTGGCGGTCGCGTTGGAAGGCGATCTGGAAGGCAACATCTACCGTTTGCAGCTTCCCGCTAAGTCTATCTTCGGCAAGCAAGAAGGCGACAAGATGCCGCTGGATGCCTATGCGAAGTTCTTGGCTGGCCACAATGTGCCTGTCGGCGGCGTGGTCACCGAAGCGCGGTTCGATACTAACGAAGCTGTACCTGTGTTGAAGTTCCGCGCAGTGCGCCCCCTGAGCCGCGAAGAGTACATGCTGGCGCAAGAACGTGGCAAGAGCGAGGACGCTCAACGCGCCGTTGAGTTGAAGATCGTTCCCCGCAAAGAGAAGTCCGCCCCGGTTGAAGCCGCTGAGTATGACGCGTCCGCTGCCCCTAAAGCAGTGTTCACTCCTACCCAAGCCCCTGAAGCCGTCGGTTCCGAAGAGCCCGTGCGCCGCCCCAAGAAGCCCGTAGCTGCCGCACCTGCTGAATCTCGCGTTAACGATATTCTGAAGGATTGGAGCAGCGACGATGACGAAGAGTAATTCCCGTGGGTACTCCCTGCGTATGGTGAGGCAAGTAGAAGCTGCTGATCCTACGCTCCCGGGGGTGCGTTTGGCCAAGATGTGCATCGCTAAGGACATCCCTGTGGTGGACGTGGCGGCCAAGTTCGGAGTGTCAAGGGTTTCTATCTATGGCTGGTTTACCGGCAATAGCAAACCCCGGCAGAAGCAAGTTGAGTTGATAGAAGAAATTTTGAAAAAACTCAACGGCGCTGCCGCATAATTGGCATCCTTCTGGGGCTAGACCCGGCTGATCCCCGGGCGACAAAGCAGATTACGGGTCTGCCGCCCCAGAACCCCCTACCCGTCGCTTTCCGTGAGGTACCGTGAGCAACTTCCTAGAAACCATTCTGCCCGAGACAGGCACGTACTGCGTGGTGGGTATCAAGAGTGGCAAAACTAAACAGCGGTTCTACCAAACACTCGAGGAGATCTCTGTTGCGGCTACCGCACTGGACTCCGATGGCACGGACGCATATTTCGCACTGGCGACTTTCAAGAATGGGTCCGCCCGCACAGCGGCAAACGCGGCCCTTTTGCGTTCCTTTTTCATCGACCTCGACTGTGGCGAGAACAAGCCATATCCTGACCAACCTGCGGCGGCCACTGCGCTGTCACAATTCGTAACAATTACTGGGCTGCCTACTCCATACGTTGTGTACTCGGGTGGCGGCCTACACGCTTACTGGCCCTTTGAGGAATCCATACCTGTCGAGGTGTGGCTGCCAGCGGCGCGCGATTTTAAAGCGATGTGCGTATCGCACAAGCTGGGCATTGATTTGAGCGTGACGGCAGACGCCGCGCGGATACTGCGGGTGCCGGGGACTCACCACTACAAGACTGGGGTGCCCAAACCTGTGCACATTGCCGTCAACGGCGCGGTCACTCCGTTCGCAGAGCTCATGAAGAAGATCCCCACGCAGGTGGATTTGAGCGCAGCGGCGTTTGGCACAGACGCCCTGACCCGGGACTTGGCAGGTAGTGATTACCCTAAGAGCAAGTTCGCGCGCATCGTCAAGAAGAGTTTCGCAGGGGCCGGGTGCAACCAGATTCGTCTCGCTGTGGAGCAGGCAGCTACCCTTGAGGAGCCATTGTGGCGCGCGGCGTTGTCGGTCGCATGGAACTGCGTGGACGGCGAGACCGCTATCCATAAACTTTCACAGAATCACCCGCAGTACGAAGCCAACGACACCGTGGAGAAAGCGGAGCGGCTTACGGGTAAACCCTATACTTGTGAATGGTACCGGCTGAACAACCCCAAGGGCTGTGAAGGTTGCCAGCAAAAGTGCAATAGCCCGATCTCCATCGGCCGTATTGTGGAAGCCGCTGAGCCGCAGGGGGATGTGTATATCGTCGAGGCCCCGCTCAATGCGGACACAGCCGAGCACAATGTGACTGTTGAGGTCGAAATCCCCGTCTACCCTTTCCCGTATTTCCGGGGCAAGAAGGGCGGCGTGTACCGCAAGGGCGAGGACAAGGACGGCAACCCAACAGAGGTTGAAGTCTACCCGCAGGACCTCTACATTACCTCAAGGTTCTATGACTCCGCCGAGCAAGGTGACGGTGACGGGGAAGTGGTGGCGCTTAATTTGCATCTGCCACATGACGGCATCCGCCGCTTCCACGCCCCAGTGACTGCGTTGCTGGCAAAAGATTCGTTGCGCGATGTGCTGGTCAAGCACGGCGTGATTGCTTACGGTAAAGATTTGGACAACATCATGGGCTATTTGGCATCCTCAATTCGCAAACTGCAACACGGCATGGCCGCGAGCAAGACCCGCAGTCAAATGGGCTGGACCCCCGAGGGGTCATTCGTTGTTGGTGAGATTGAATACACAAACGCGGGGCCGAAGCTGGCGCCCCCGGCCAGCAGCACAAAAGAACTGGCGCCCCTGTTGCACAGTAAGGGTTCGCTTGACGAGTGGAAGGACATCATTTCTTTCTACGGAAAGCCCGGCATGGAAGGGCACGCCTTGGGCTTCTTGGCTGGTGCAGGGGCCCCGCTCTTGCAACTCCTCAACAGTACGCAGGTTAAGGGCGTGGTGCTGAACCTTGTGTCCAACGAGTCGGGTACGGGCAAGACCACCGTGCAGATGGCCGTTAACTCACTTTTTGGGCACCCCGTTGAGCTGCTGATGGGCAAGCGAGACACTGCCGCCTCTATGTACCATCGTCTGGGTACCCTGAACAACATCGCGTTGACCATCGACGAGATGACAAACGCTAAACCAGAAGAGATCTCGAACCTGATCTATAACGCATCGTCCGGCCGTGGGGCGCACCGTATGCACTCGATGACCAACCAGATGCGCACGAACCACACGAAGTGGTGCACCGTCATGCTGACCTCCAGTAACGCGGTGATGGCGGACGCCTTGGCTAGCTTCAACACAGCAGCAGACGGCGAACTGCGCAGGGTGATCGACCTGCATATTGAAGTCCCACAAGGCATCCCCAAGGCAGAGTCAGATAGTCACTTCAGCCGGTTGGCGGATAACTACGGCGTAGCGGGCCCCATTTTCGCTGAGCACATCGTTGCCAACCGTGAGGTCGTAGCCGCCAAGCTCAAGCAGGTACAGGCGCGGGTTGACCGGGACATGGAGATGCAGCGCAACGACCGTTTCTATTCTGCGTTGGTGACAATCGCGTTTACTGCCGGGCTGTACCTCAAGGAACTCGGACTGCTCGACTGGGACCTGTCCCGCATCTATAAATTCGCAATGGCACAAGTGGCGTCCCTCAAGGCCGACGTTGACGCTAGCGTGGGCAGCGCGGATGTCATGGCTCGTGAAACGCTCGCGCAGTTCATCAACGACAACGTCAACAACACCCTGATTATTTCCGCTGGTCTTGACGGGTTGCCGGCCGCGCCAGTGCAGCACCCTAGAGGTAGCCTGCGTATGCGTTACGAGCCGGACACAAAAGAGCTGCTAATCGTTGCGTCTGACTTGAAAAAGTACTTCACTGAACGCCGAGTTGATTTCAAAGATAGCTTGTCTCGCCTGCATAAATGTGGCCTGTTGAAGCAACACAAACCCGGGGAGTACACCACGGTGCGCCGCATCGCGGCCGGGGCGCTGGGCGGCATGGCAGCTCCCGCCACTCGGTGCTACATCTTTAACGGCGCAGAGCTGATGACCGGCACAGGAGACTCCCATGGCTCACATGATGAGCCTGCCTGATGAGGTGCGCTTCATCGACTTGTTTGGGATGCCCTATTACATCTACTGGGAAAACCTGTCGATAGGCGCATCTTTCTTCTTGCCCACCACGGCAACGCCCGCACAAGTAGACAAGGCCCTAGCCCCGGCTAGAAAGTATCTCAACTTCCAGTTCGAGACTAGGGCCCGTAGGGAATTTGGACGCCATGGCGTCCGAGTGTGGCGGGTGAATTAACGCCCAAGGCTCTTTCGGGTAAAGTTCTCGTACTCCCGCAGCCACGCTACCAACTCCTGCTCCACCTGCCGAGCTTCTTTCATGTGCGCGTCGCGGTCTTCTTGGGTGTACCCCGCCGTTACGGCAGCCTTACTGCGCAGGAACGTCTGGATCTCGCGAACCTTCGACAGCTCTGAAAGCGAATGGTCGATAGCTTGCGCCATCGTCAGCTCAAACACGTGTTTCTCTTGGAAGGCGATCGCTTTCTCAAGGTCTGTTTTGGCCAGACGGTCGAGCGTGGCTTTGTAGGGGCCGTACTTTTCCCGCGCGTCGTAGAAGTCCTTAACGTTTTGCGTGCCAATCTCGTGGTCATACAAGAACGTGCTTAGCGCAAGGTACTTGTGCAGGGGGCGATCCATCCGGTCAGAGTTAATCATGCTGTCTGTAATCGCGGTTGTCAGGCCCGCCATCGACCCGAAGTACCCTTGTATCGTGTTGTCGATCTTGATCGGGGAAACTTCCAGCCCAAACGTGTCTCTGGCGTAGTTAGCCATCGCGATGGCCAGCTCGGTGGTATTAGTCCTGCGGCGCTCGCTTGGCAGCAAAGTGCGTTGGTACGTGCCTTCGAGAGCTTCCCCAGTGAACGTAGAGTAGTTCATCCATGCTTCCACCACCGGCTTAAGCGCAGCGGGGATCGGAGTCATCTGCCCGCCGATAGGCGAGAACACTTCAAACACGTTACCCAACACCGTATTCACCAGCTTAGCCGCTTGGCGCTCTTCTGGGGTACCGTTGAATCTCCATGCTTCGAACACTGCATCGACCGGCGCAGTAATCAGCGCACCGTATTCTGAGGGCACGCTCAATCTGAAGCCTTCTGGTAGCAGCCAGTTGCTGCGGCGCACGCGCTCGTCGGTCCCGAAGTACTGCTTCTCTTCCTCGTCATCCCGGGTAGCCCACAGCAGGTACGCCGCACGCGCCATCGCGTAGTAGAAGATGGACGATGTAATCAACCGAACGGCTTCACCTCTGGCCAGCCCAGCGGCGGGGCTGTACCCGGTCAGCGCACGGTACTGCACATCAATACCCTGAAGCTTGGCGTTCGCAAACGGAATAGTCGCCAGCACTGTGGGCAAGAAGGTCTTGGCAGCGCCTTGGTTGCGGAAGTTGATGAACTCCTGCGCGCGGGTGCGTGCCAGCTGGGCGTCCCCAGTTTCTTTCAGCGTCCGTTCAGCGATGCCGGCGCGCACCGCAAGGTCAGACGCCCGCGTAATGCCGTCGAGCCGGTGAAGGATTTCTTTGAACACCCCGCGCTGTTTGTAGCCGAGGTCTTGCAGAATACTCTCTGAGGGCTGGCGGGTGTTCAAGTCGTACTCGCCGGAGATGCCGAACTTGCCAAACTGTTTTGCAAGCGGATGCTGCTTCCCACGGGCTTCGGAGTACGCAATCGCGAGGAAATTGCGCAGGGATGGGTAGACGAGCCCCCATGGGTTGCGCAAGCCTGCTTGGAAAAACCCCCGCTGAATATCATCGACAACCTGCTTCGTGGCAAACCAAGGCGTAGACACAATGGTACGGCGCAAGAGCCGCGACACTGCCGCCATAGACTTCACCGCAACACTGATTGGCGGGCGGTTTTCAGGCGCAAACGCGAGCACATCCCACCGAGTGGGCAACTCATACCAAACGGGCAGGCCTTTCTCATAGGCCATCACAAGGCGCGCCGGATCGGCGGCGGGCGGTTTGACGTTGCCCGGGTACTTGGTAGCCTGCCCCATGGCGCGCAGCAGGTTGAGAGCTTCGGTAGTGGCGTTCTGCTTGACGACTTGCTCGATCATCCAGCCATAAGTCTTAAACGAGTTATCCAGAACGTCGCCTACTTCGCGTTCTGTACTGCCGATCAAACGTGGCAAACTGCCAAGTTGCAAACTGGCTCGAGGGTTGGTGCGCTTCTGCGCCTTGTAGGCGTCAAAGACGTCCCCGATACGATCGAACGGAACGTAGTCAATGTTGTCCAACCACTCTTTGCCTTCGTCCGGAGTCAAGCGCCCTACGTCGATCATCTGTTGGATCAGCCGGCTGCGAGTAGAGTCCAGCATATCCTTGATCTTCACGACATCCGGATTTTTAGCCAGCTCCGCCACCATCGTGTCGATCTGCTGGTCTACCGAAATGCCATGCACTTTCTTGGCTTCTTGCGATAGCGCGTGGATTACGATCTCGTCAGCTGCGGCTTGGTCACCGGCGGCGATCAATGTCTTTTTGAGGTCCCGCAGCTTGTTCAGGTACTGCGCTTCCAGCATCTTGCTGACATCCATTTTCACGACATCGAGCGGCACCCCGAGGCGTTTAGCCCGGGCGTCAAGCGCAGCCAGCACGTCCGCAAATGAGGCAACTCCGTCGATTTTCCCTGTGTTCCACAGCTTAAGGGCAGCGTCGTACACCATGCTGCCATCTTCGGCGAACGCACGGAAAAAGTTTGAATAGGCCTCGGCTTGCTTGATCGTCCCAAGAGGATTGATGGTCCCCAAAGCATCCTTGAGCTTGCCATCAAAGTGGGCCATGAATCGGCGCTGCAGTGGCGCGTGCTTATCCGTCACGATGGTGCGGAACTTATCAATAGCAGTGATGCCCTTTTCAGACTTGGCCCCACTAAGCATCCGTTTCACAACCCCGACAATGTTCTCCGGGGCGTTGTTCAGTTCGCTGCTGTGCGTAATGACGTCTGCCACCGTGTAGTTTGTGGACAGTGGGTTTTTCTTTACCGCCACCACGTTCCGCCCGCCAGCGACCTCTTTACCCACACCGCGCATGGCGGTGGCGCGGCCTTTGTTCAGGATGCCCTCGGTAGTGATGATGGCTTCGGCCAGTGCATTGGTTTTGTCGCCATCCGGGCGCAGGCCCAGCACGCGCAGAATAGCCCGCGCGAACATCGTGAACACGCTTTGCTTGTTAGTCGGCAGGGTGATGCGGCGCAGCTCGCGTTGGAAGCCATCGTTGGACATCGCCTCGGCCACAAACTCACTCAGGTTCTGAGCGGCATACTCCCCCTTCATCATCTGGGGGTGCTCTTTCTGCAGATAGTCGTACAGTCTGCGCAGGGCGTCGACGCCCTCGTCTGTTTTGTTACCCGCTTCCACGTCCGCGATCAAGCGGTGGGTAAACGCGTGGACAGTCTCATGCAGGATAGCGTGAATACTTGGCTCACGAACCAGAATTTCATCGGCCACCGCGTCGTACTCCGCCGCGCGCGGCTCTCCATTGCCATCCATCAAATCGGGGGAGGCCCGCAGTTGGGGCAAACCCTTACTCAGCAGCAGCCGCTCAGCAATCACTCGGCGGATGTCTGAACTATCAAAATTGCTGGCAATCAACTGCAACGCCCCGCGCAAGTCTCCCCGCTGGACGAACCCATCTAGACGCATCTCAATCTGGGCTGTGGCAGATGCCTTACGGTCATCGCGTCGCTGGTTTCGTTTCTCTTGCTCGCGCTGGCGCTGCGAACCCTCCAACTGGCGGCGTTTGGCCGCACGGTTCTGTTCAATGGCATCGTACGACTTAGCAAACCCTGCGTCACGCTGCTTCTGCGCACTGACCCATTTAGTCAGAATCTCTTTGGTGCGCGGGGCAGTTTCTTCGCTTTCAATGGCGTACTGCATCCGGTTGATCGCGTCGATGTAGTCGGCGTTATCTTTGGTTGTCGTGACTGCTTGAATCAAATTATCAGCAGCTTGGACTTCCGGGGCAGCATTGGAGACGACAGGGGCAGCTTGTGGGGCAGCTTGTGGGGCAGCTTGTGGAACAGTTTGTGGGGCAGCTTGTGGGGCAGCTTGTGGGGCAGCAGGCTGCGTAGTATCGGTTTGTGCGGCGGCAGGTGCACGTTCAGCACTATCGGCTTCAGCCCAAGCGGCCTTGCGCTCTTCAATTTGCGCCCCGATGGCGTCGAACTCTGCGCGTTTCTTGGTGTTTGCATGGGGGGCCCGTCCGTTCTTGTACAACAGAGCCCGCTGTTTTTCTTCCAGCGCACGAATCTCGTCTTGGATTTGCCTAGCGGTCAGTGCACCCGGCTCAGTTCCTTGCGCGCCATCTCGTGGGCCAGCAGGCTGCTCGCCCACAGCCACTGCGTCTCCGACAGGCTCTTCAGCGATTCCGGTACCGGCGGGGGCTGCAGATGTGGGTACATCTCCAGATGCCACTCCACGTCCATCAGGTGCTGCCACGCTAGGCTCAATTCGTCCGAGCTGAGGTTCAGGTCTATAGGCTGCGGATTCGACTTGTGGGACGAGGGCATCGAATATGGCTCCTTTTTGAAGGCTACGACCGACCAACTTCTTGCGCTGGGCTTGCGCCTCAGCGGGGTCCAACGCCGTGACAACGGCAACAAACTCGCGCCCTTTGGTGGTATTGATGGCCCAGTTGCGGAAGTTCGGGTTCAGCTCAGGATCGTTCAGTCCTTCAGGCACAGCCTGCGCGGCTTTAGTATTCGCAATGCGCTTCTTGACACTGCGGATCTTGCCCTTGAGCACGCCGAGGTCTTTTTTCTCGCTATCAGTGAGGTTGCCTTTGGCTTCCAGCGCAGCGGCTTGGGCTTGATATGTAGCGACTTTGGCTTCGTCAGCGGTTTTGGGCGCTGCGGCGCTACGCAATGTGGGCTCTGGGACAGCAGGTGTTTGGGTAACAGGTGCTTCGGCCCCTTCGGCCCCTTCGGCAGCTGGCGGCTCCTCACCGGGCTGCACACTAGGTTCTGCCCCAGCGGCTTCAGCTTCAATCTTGCGCAGGTTCTCTGCAACGCGGCGTTCTTCTTCGGTTGCGGGGGCAGTAGTCGGCGTTGTTGGGGTTACAGTGGGCGTGGTTGCGCCGCGTCCGCCAATCGCACCAGTGGTGCCGCCCAAGCCAATAGCCCCAACGGTAGCCATGCCGGCGGTTTCGCCAAGCCCAGACGTCAGATCACGATCAAGCCCCGCACTGCGAGCCGCAATGTTTTGCGCAAGGCGCCCGCCAACTTCCTCGACGTTCTCACTTGGGATCTCTTTGAGCGCACCGAGGCCGGCACCTTTGATGATGCCTTTGCCAGTGGCTTCCCCCGCCAGCACGCGTTCAAGCGCTTGCCCTCCGGGGAGATATCGGTTCGCCAGAACAGACAGCCCGTAGCCGGCTACCCCCGCAGCGCGGGCTTTGTTGATAGTTTCGGCAGCTGCTTGCTCGTCTGACAGCCCCTTGGCTTTCAGCGCTTTGAAGATCTCGTCGTATGCGCCGGCGCCGACATCGGCACCTTGCTGAACCGCGCCTGTTTGCAGCGCAGCAGTTGCGCCCGCTTTGGTAGCCGCTTGTTTTGCCGCCAGTGCGGCAGCTTCTTTGGTTGCGCCTTTGGCCAGTTCTTGCCCGGCTATGCGCGCACTTTGGACCGCAGCAACCGTGCCGCCGCTCAATATCATAGGCAGCAGGTTAGGAAGCTGCTCGGATACAAATGAGGACAGCAGCGCGGGGTCAGTAATCGTTTCCTTCAAGGCGGTCATGAAGGCATCCAGCTGGCCGGATTTCTCAGCTTCAGCCACAGCGGCTTTGCGCTGCGCTTCGCGGGCCTTCAGGCCTTGGGACTTCATCGCTTCGCCGGCTTCTTGTATGTCTTTGCCTAGCCCAAGTGCGCCAGTATCGGAGAAATCGCCAGTAGCAAGCCCGTAGAGTTGGCCCGGCAACTGTACAAGCGAGCCAACCCCAGAGACAAGCGATGCACCGACGTCGCTCGCAGCTTCGCCCCAAGTGCGCTCCGTTGAGGGTTTGGAAGCGGCAGCGCTACCAATAGGAGCGCCAAGCCGCGCTTGGATGGCTTGGATGACTTGCTCGCGTGTTGCCCCTGCGGGCCCTTCGATTGAATACGTTTTGCCGTCAGGTCCCTGAATAGAATACAGAGGCATGGTTTA